TGCCTACCAAATGGATGTATTAGGCGTTGCCACAAGTAATGCATCCGAGATTATTGGCGGCGGCTTGGTAGATGCTTTTGCGGCTGTTGGTGGTGGTAGTGAAGCAAGCGATGCTGCTTATGTTATTGAAAAGATCGCTACTGCTATTGCTAACGTTACAAAGGCTACAGGCGGTGCAGTCGGTGCTATTCCTACTTTAATTAAAAACCTAAAGAATCTACCGAAAAGTATATTTTTAGGTTTTGCAGGTGCGCAGGCTGGTGTAAAACTTACGCCTAAACCTAAACCCGAACCACCATCGGCGTTAGAGTTATCTAAACAGGAACAGGCTAAACGCCTAGCTAAATTAGAGGCAGATGCAGCCAAGCGCGCCAAACTATTAGCCGCCCTACAAAATAAGCAATTAGACAATGCCAAAAAACAGGAAGCGGCCGAAAAGAAACGCCTATTATTAGAAAAGGCTAAGGCCGCACTATCCAAGGCCGCGGCTGTATTTGATTTAAATAAGATTCAATTAGCAGCTGCGCTACGAGCTACATATGATAAAGATGAACGCCTACGCCTATTGGCTATGCAGGAGATCGAGAACGAGAACGGCGAAACAGCCCTAAAGTATATTGACCAATTAAAACTGCTAACCCAGGAACAGCAAACTAATAAGTTAGCCGGTATAAAAACGATTAGCGAAACTGAGCTTAACTATATTAACCAGCTGCTACTCGATGAACTGCAGCGCATTAAAACTACAAAGATGTCCGAGGAAGAGGCTGCCCTAGCGCGCCAAGCTGCGTACGGTAAATATAACGCCGCTATTATTGCATCGGGTGGTTTAGCTGAAGCTAATTTTTATACTGAAAAAACTCAAGTAGAGCTATTAGCTATTGCTAAAATAGCTGCACTTGATAAAGTGGCAGCAGCACAGGCTACGATGGATATACTTAATTATACAAGTCAAACCGATATTATTGCACGTATTGCTGCTGCTCAGAAGTTAGCCGATGATGCAAAAATGGCTGCATTAAAAGATTATTTAGCTGAGGCAGCCAAGCCAATTACTCAGGTTATAACTACACAGCGCACAGAAGTAGGCGGCGGCGGTTCTATTTTTGCGCCAGGCATGACCCCTGAGCAAATTGCAGATGCAGCAGCCGCAGCGGCGGCAGCCGCAGCAATAGCAGCCGAAGCGGCAGCAGCAGATATTGCAGGCAGCTTAGGACGATTCCCAGGGCAGCCAAGTTTAGGTGGAAATGGGCTCTATCCTGGCGGTGGCGGCTATGGTGAATATTTCCCACCTGCAGGTGGTATGAGTTCAAATGGCTCAATAGATAATTCAGTAACTATCGTGGTTGAAGGCTCAGTACTAAACGGTGATGATTTTAGTGAAATCATAAATGACACCATGCTTAATAATATTCGCCGTGGTTTAACACAATTTCCAGCAGGAACGTTGCCAGGCTAATGCCAGTACCTACAATTAACGCAGTTATTAATTTTGGTACAGGCCCATCCACGGCACAGGCCTTTATAATTGGCGAAGGCATATTTGGTACTAACGTATTGGCAGATTCAGCTGCGCTTATCGTGGATGTATCTAACGTAGTAGATAGCGTTAGCACTAGGCGCGGCAGATCAGCTACAGCCGATGAATTCCAGACAGGTACACTAACCCTACGCATCGTGGATCAAAACGGTGATTTCAACCCACAAAACCCTAGTAGCCCGTATTTTGGATTCTTAACGCCTATGCGTAAGGTGTCAATATCGGCTACTTATGGCGGCACTACTTACCCAATGTTTAGCGGTTTCATTACAAGCTACACAACCACTACGCCACGCAACGCGAACGATGTCGTGTACACAACTATTTCGGCCGTTGATGCCACGCGCCTAGCGCAAAATGCACAGATCAGTACCGTTACAGGTGCGACTGCTGGCGATCTAAGCGGTACAAGAATTAACCAGATCCTTAACACTATTTCATGGCCAGCATCCATGCGTGACGTAGATGCCGGGCTAACGCAGCTGCAGAACGATCCAGGTACAGCGCGTACAGCCCTAGCAGCTTTACAGACAGCCACAAATAGCGAATATGGTGCTATATATGTAGATGCATCTGGATCTTGGACTTTTCAAGACCGCTTAGTAACTACAGCCAGCATCGGCGGTACGCCTACAGTATTTAACGATAACGGCACAGACATTGGCTATTCCAATGCCGTGTGGCGTACAGATGACACCCTTGTATTTAACCAAGCCAATATAACTAGAACTGGTGGCACGGTTCAAAATGCTACTAACGCAGCTAGTGTTGAGAAGTATTTTGCCCATACTTATAACCAACAAGATTTACTAATGCAGACCGATGCCGAAGCCTTGGACTATGCCCGTGCATACGTTGCCAGCCGTGCTGAAACTAGCGTTAGATGCGATGCGATTGAGTTAGACCTTTACACAGACAATTACAATAACGGAATAATTGCAGCCCTAGATTTAGATTTCTTTGATCCGGTAACTATCACTACTAACCAGCCAGGTGCATCTACCCTTACAAAGACCCTGCAAGTTTTCGGCGTGGCACATAACGTTACCCCGAATAAATGGCGCACTACCTTTACTACACTTGAACCCGTGATCGATGGGTTTATTATTGGTAATGCTAACTATGGAGTTTTGGGACAAAATGTACTTTCATACTAAGGAGAAATAAATGGCAACAGGATTCCCAGCAGTAACGGGTGAGGTACTTACCGCAGGCATGTTTAACGGCCTAGTGGCATTTACCCTTAATGCCCAGACAGGTACTACCTATACAGCGGTATCTACCGATCAGTACCAAACGTTAGTAACCATGTCTAACGCATCGGCTAACGCGTTTAAGATACCTACTAATGCATCGGTGGCATTTGCTGTCGGTACAGTAATTACAGTTATGAATATTGGCGCAGGTACTTGCACTATTTCAGCTGTAACACCCGGTACGACTACGGTACTTAGCAGCGGTGTTACTGCAGCATCTCCAACATTATCGCAGTACAGATCAGCAGCTTGTATTAAAACTGGTACAGATGCTTGGTACGTTGTAGGGGCTATTGGATAATGCTCAACACAATCGTAGGCGTATTAAATGCTAAAGGGGCTACTGCAACAGGTGGCACAATTACAACGGCTGGTGGCTATAAATATCACACCTTTACATCGGGCGGCAATTTTGTTGTAAGTGATGGCACTTTAATTTGCGATATTTTGGTAGTAGCTGGTGGCGGTGGCGCAGGTGGCGATCAAGCTGCAGGTGCTGGTGCTGGTGGTTTGCTAGGCTTTACATCGCAATCGATTGCAAGTGCCTCATACACGGTAACAGTTGGCGCAGGTGGATCAGGTTCAACAAGCAGCGGTGCAACCAACGGTAACGATTCGCAATTCGGCGCATTAACTTTAGTTAAAGGCGGCGGCTATGGTGCTACTTTTAACCAAGCACCTGGTAATGGCGGTTCGGGTGGCGGTGGTTCAAGTCGAAATGGTGGTAGCGGTACATCGGCAGGCGGTACTGCTACATCTGCGCAAGGTAATGCTGGCGGTACAGGATCTTGGTACACATCTGGCGGCGGTGGTGGTACATCTGCTGTTGGCGGTAACGGCACTACAAACTCACTCAGCTCTGATGCAAACACAGGTGGTACAGGTGGCGTAGGCACAACTGCTTATTCTGCATGGGGCAGCGCAACAAGTACCGGACAAAATGTTAGCGGCACTTATTACTACGGTGGTGGCGGTGGTGGTTCGGTCATCAATGTTCCCAGTGGAAAAGTTGCTGGCATTGGTGGTTTAGGTGGTGGTGGCGCAGCTAGCGTTGCAAGCACTGGCACTAGCGGTACTGCCAATACTGGTGGTGGCGGTGGCGGTGGTGGCTGGAGTGGCACACCACAGTTAGGTGGCTCAGGCGGATCAGGCGTTGTAATTGTGAGGTATTTAGTATGAGTCATTGGGCAGAAATAGACGAAAAAGGTTTAGTACTGCGTGTACTTGTAGGTGATAACAATGAGCCAGATGAAGGCCAAGCATTTATGGAGTCACTTGGCGGTACATGGGTTAAAACAAGTTATAATGGAAAGATACGAAAAAACTACGCTGGCATCGGTTATACCTACGATGCAGTTAGAGATGCATTTATTGCACCTAAACCAGATAACGCTACGGGCTTTGATGAAAACACTTGCCAATGGATAGTGCCAATAAATGACTACAGCAATTAGTTATAACGGCTGGCCAGCATCTAAGGATGTTGAGTCGATCCGTATCAAGTCTTATCCAATCAAGGGTACAAAGATCAAGCTGCGATGCGCCTATTTTGCTGCGCCCCTATTGGTTGCTTTTGCAGAGGCCTTTCATGAACTGATCGAGCCGATCGATGGCGGCACGTTAGACGATTGGGGCTACGCGTACAGAGATGTTAGAGGCGTACCGGGCAAGTTGAGTAACCACGCATCGGGTACTGCCATAGACCTTAACGCAACTAAACACCCTTTAGGCAAGGCTGGCACGTTCCCAGCTGAAAAAGTACCAATGATCCAAGCACTTACCAAAAAATACGGCCTTAACTGGGGCGGTAACTGGACACGCAAAGATGAAATGCACTGGGAAATAGCACAAGACCCTGTTAAAACTGCCAAACTAATAGAAAAATTAGGGCTGAAGTACGAATAAACCCTAAGGGCATTTAGGAGTAAAACCATGAAAGAACAAGCAAAGGCCGCTGGCCTGTCATACCTACGCGCTGCATTTAGCTGCGCAGCTGCGCTTTACATGTCCGGCATTACCGACTGGAAAACACTAGGTAATGCATTTATTGCTGGACTACTTGGCCCATTATTGCGCGCCATGAATCCAAGCGACAGCACTTTCGGCGTTAAGTAATGACGGCCGCCCAGTCGCTATTAGCAATAGCCATAGGTATCTGCACACTTATGGGGTTTGCGGCTGGGCTGGTTCGCCATCTAGTCAAGTATTACCTAAGCGAATTACGCATGGACAATAACGGCGGCCATAACTTAAGAGGTCGAGTAGATCGCATAGAGGCCAAGGTCGATAGCATTTACGAGATGTTACTCAGCCGTTAGGCGTGTCGGTTATTGACCGCTGTCATACCTAGGCTTTACCCTTAATTTACACGTTAGGCAGGGCTACCTAATTCGGTGTAGCACGGCTTAACCCAAACAAGGGCGAAGTAAATGGATATAGAAAAGGTAGTAGCGTTAGTAATTCTTACTAATATCGGTTGGTTCGTTGTCGGTTGGTCGGTTGGTTACAAAGAAGGCGTTAAAGATGGCTTTAATCGTGGCCGCGCTGCAGGTTTAAGAGCTGCATTTAACACAGCTAAAGAGATCGTAAAGAACTCATGACTTTTAACCTGGATAACTATGAGGATGTGAACAGCCGCATTAAGCGGTTCAGAGAAACCCATATCTCAGGCAGGATCATTACTGAGATCGTTGAGTTAAATGTCAAGGATGGTTACGTCATTATCCGTGCAAGCGTATTCCGTGAGCATGAGGATGTAGTACCTGCTGCCGTGGATTATGCATATGAGCTGCGTACTGATCGAGGCGTAAACAGGGATTTCTGGATCGAGAATTGCAGCACCAGCGCAATCGGTCGAGCCATCGGGTTACTAATGCCTAGCGATGCACGGCCTACACGGCAGGATATGGAGAAGGTAGAACGTTTAGCGGCTCAGCCTGCAGTAGAGGTTGATCTATGGGCTACTGCTGTACCTGCAGTAAAGGTTGATGGCGTTGGAAGTGTGCGACCTGCAGCTGAAAGCATCGCAGACATCAAAGCGCAATTAGGTGGTGAGATACTAGACCCTGCACCTATCTGCTCACACGGCCGTATGGTTTACAAGGAAGGCGTGAGCCCTAAGACTGGACAAAAATACCGGGGTTATACCTGTAGCAGTAAATCACGCAGCGATCAATGTAAACCAATATGGCTATAACCGAGATGTCACAGATAGTGCAGGTCATATTAGATCGATCGCAGGAAAAACAAGCTGCGGCGTGTGGGTTTGCCCGTAGTACGGGTGAATTCTTAACTACCCCAGATCGCAGATATGACCGCAAAACTAA